TTTAACGAGTTAGAATTTACTGCTAAACACGCTCAGGACCATTATCCACCCCACAATATTATCAAGACATCCGATCAAGACTATTTGATCGAAATGGCTGTGGCTGGATTCTCAAGGGATGAGCTTTCTGTTGAAGTCAAGGATCGTACTTTGACAGTAACTGGTGAGCACGTATCAAAGGGTCGTGATTTTATTCATCGTGGTATTTCTACTAAGAAGTTTAAACGCACGTTCCGGCTGTCTGAGCATGTAAAAGTGCACGGAGCAGATATTCAGGATGGAATACTTGCAATCGAACTGAAGTACGTCATCCCTGAAGAAATGCGTCCTCGTAAAATTACAATTGGAAAATTTAACGAGGTCGAACATGACACAAGCAGTACTGGTAGCCCACAGCTACTTAACGAGAACAGTTGAACTGTTCATTGAGTTCTTTAAATCATTAAAACAAGCACGTGAACTAAACAAACTACAGCGCCAAACATACAACGAATTGATGGCTTTGTCCGATAAAGATTTAAACGATATTGGAATCCATAGAGGTGATATTAGATATATCGCTTATCAGAATCAAAACCTGAGAGGGTGGGTATAATGGTGGCACAAGTAACCCACATTTGGTGGTCACTTAGACAAGAGCTGGTATCTATGCTGTCAGCAGCGTGGAAATCAGTTCAGCGCTTCACATTAGTAGTTGGTCACTCTCGTGCAGCATCAGAGCTTACTAGAATGGGATACCATGAGCAAGCTAAGAATGTTATGATGGAATTGAAGAACTTACAAAACAAATAATTATGGGCAGAGTAATCTGCCCTATACACAACACACAGGAGACTAATATGTCAAACAAAAATCCCTTCGAAATCAGAGCAGACATGCTCAAACTTGCAAAAGACTACATGGATCAACAGTACCAAATTAATATGGACTTTTGGAGACAGCAGTTCGAAGCAAATAAAGCAACGGTCGAAGAATTTCACAAAGCTTGCCAACCTTATTCTATGGAAGATCTAATGGATAAAGCTAAAGAAATGTACAGCTTTGTTTCAGAGAAAAAATAATTCGGATAAAATGAAAAAAGGGGGTTTACAACTCCCTTTTTTTACGATATAAAGGTATCGTCTACAAAGGAGATATCTATGACAAAAACATTCGAAATCGATATTGCACATGATTGTCCACTTGGCGATTATCTTGAGGCCCTAGAAAAATACAATCTGAAAATCGAATCATTCGTCGCTATTGGCCCCGCCGGCGGTAATCCCTGTATGACCCTTTCTGGATCTACCGAAAACATCCGCAAATATCTATCAGAATTCCACTTCCTCGATAACGAAGAAATTGTCGAACTTTATCTACAATAGGGATTTTCAAATCCCTTTTTTTACATTATAATACTCCGATCTATAGGAGAAATGCATGAGTTTTTATACATCAGTTGACACATATATGAACCGCGTAGTGTATCGTGGTTACAGTGACATTGGTAAACCAGTTAGTCACAAATATGAATTCAAGCCAACTATGTTCGAATATTGTCAAGAAGAAACTGGCTGGAAATCTATTCACGGCCACAATGTAAAAGAAAAGGAACTCGCCTCACCAAAGGCTTTACGGGAGTGGGTAAAAGACCGCGAAGTTCCTGGCAGCAAACCATATTGTGGTATGGATCGTGCCGTCATGCAGTTCATCGCCAAAAAGTTTCCTAATGAAGTTAGGTTCGATGAGTCTAAGATCAATGTCGTCAACATCGATATTGAGGTTCATTCCGAAGACGGCTTTCCCACCCCCGAAGAAGCCCTTCATCCTATTACTGCTATTACAATTAAATCCAGTCGGTCTAATGTTTACCACGTCTGGGCATGCGGTGAATATGACGTAGAGCAATCCCCGCATAAACATCTCCTTATACAATATCATAAGTGTGATTCAGAAGAAGAGTTATTGGTTAAGTTTCTAAAGTATTGGCAGTCTGATTATCCGGACGTAGTCACCGGTTGGAACATACGCTTCTTTGATATGCCTTATATTATTAACCGTATTCTCCGTATTGGTACAATGGAAGCGGCTAAGCGGCTATCACCATGGAATGCCGAACCACGTCATAAAGCTGTACAATTCAAAAATATGAACCAGGATTCATATATGATTGTTGGCATTAGTCAAATGGACTACTTTGATTTGTTTAAGAAGTTTGGTTATGCCTATGGCCCCCAGGAAAGCTATAGCCTTAATCACATTTCCAGTGTGGTTCTTGGCGAACGTAAACTCTCATATGAAGAGTATGGTAACCTAAAGAATCTATACAAAGAAAATCATCAGCTCTATATCGACTATAATATTAAAGACGTTGAATTGGTCGAGCGTATCAATGATAAGACTGGCCTTATGGGTTTAGCCTTCACTCTGGCATATAAAGCCGGTGTTAACTTTACCGACGTCATGGGTACTACATCTATCTGGGATTCTATTGTCTATCGCGAACTGAATAAGAAAAAGATTGCGGTTCCCCCTATGAAACCTCGGGATAAGTTGGCAGGTCAGACAGTCGCGTTCGCGGGCGGGTACGTGAAAGAACCACAGATTGGTATGCACGAATGGGTGGTTAGCTTTGATCTAAACTCTCTGTATCCTAACATTATTGCTCAGTGGAATATGTCACCAGAAACTATTATCTCACAGATGGAGATGGATGCCAATGGTGACTATGCACGGGCTGCTAACAATAGTCATTACCGAAAAGACTTCGAAGGCATCATGCCTAAGATCATTGTGGACTATTATGCCGAACGTAAGACCGTAAAGAATCAGATGCTGGCTGCACAAAAAGAGTACCAGAAAAACAAATCTGTAGAACTTGAGCGTGAGATTGTCCGTTGTCAGAACCGTCAAATGGCTATTAAGATTTTGCTCAATAGTTTGTTTGGTGCACTTGGTAATAAGTGGTATCGATACTTTGATCTTAGGATCGCCGAAGGCATTACACTTACAGGCCAAAAGGTTATCAAGTGGTGTGAGTCTGCGGTCAATGCAGAACTAAACAAGCTCCTTGATACTGATAAAGATTATGTTATTGCAATCGATACAGATTCGGTCTATGTTAACTTTTCTGGTCTGGTAAAGAAGTTTAATCCTAAAGACCCCGTCCAGTGGCTATCTAAGATCTGTGAGGAACATTTCAATCCTATGTTCGAGCGTTCTATGCAAGAGCTCTTCGAGGAATCTAATGCGTATCAAAATCGGATGGTGATGGAACGTGAGGTCATTGCAGACCGCGGCATATGGCAGGCTAAGAAACGCTACATCCTAAACGTACATAACTCTGAGGGTGTACAGTATGCTGAACCAAAGATTAAGATCATGGGAATTGAAGCTATCAAATCTTCCACCCCAGAGATCATGCGGGATAAATTTAAACACGTATTTAAGCTTATCATGGGATCTACGGAATCTGAGGTTCAGAAGTATATTGCAGATTTTAAAAAAGAGTTTTATGCTTTACCCCCGGAGGCAGCAGCGTTTCCCCGTGGGGTTACAGAGATAGATAAATGGAAAGATCATAAAATGATCTACACAAAGGGTACCCCAATTCATGTCCGCGGGTCTCTCTTATACAATCACTACCTATCCAGGGCTTCGGTTGGTAACCGTTACGATTACATAAAAGAGGGGGATAAGATTAAGTTCTTGTACCTGAAAGAGCCCAATACTATCAAGGAAAACATTATTGCATTTCCCACCATTTTACCGAAGGAATTGGGTTTACATTCCCATGTCGACTATGGTAAAATGTTTACTAAGGGATTCATCGATCCGTTGCAACCCATCTTGGACACAATCAACTGGGAGACCGAACCCAGAGCTACTCTGGACGCGTTCTTTGTATAATGTATTCTTTGACTATATTCAAAAGCAGATTTGATAATAAAACTGATAAACGTATAGACCTAAATACTTGGGACCAGTTTAAAAATCTACTATACAAATTATCTGAAAGACAGTTAGATGGAAAAGAAGATGCTGAACTTATATCACCGGCTACTTACTCACCAGATTCTACTCGAGCCAATAAAAACGTATTGGGTTGGGCAGGCTGGGCTGCTATTGACGTTGATGATCATGAATTTAAAGGAAATCTAAAGGATGAACTTGTTAGCCGTTTTGGTAATTGGGATTTTGTGTGTTATAGTACCGCTAGCAGTAAGGAAAATTTTCCAAAGTTTCGTCTTGTCTTCAGACTTGATTCGGAGGTTGAACAATCTAGAATCAAACATTTCTGGTACGCACTTAACACCGAGTTGGAAAGCATCGGAGATAAGCAAACTAAAGATTTATCTAGAATGTATTACGTCCCTGCAACGTATGCTGGTGCTCACAACTTCATTTTTAGTAATACTGGCGATCCCATACCTGTTGATGATCTTTGCAATAAATATCCTTATTCCTTAAAAGAACGTGCAGAGAATTTCTTAGACCGATTACCTGACGAGTGGCAGAGACAGATTATGGACCACAGAAAGAATTCACTGGACAATACTCAATACTCTTGGTCCGGTTATAATGATTGTCCATTCTGGCCTAAGAAGCTTGCATCTGATTATGTTACTATAAGTAATACTGGATGGTACGCTAAAATGTATCAGATTATGATAGCCGTTGCAGGTCAGGCAGTTTCTAAAGGCTATCCTATTACTGCTAAAGAAATCGAACAATTATGTAAGCAGTTTGACCATGATACCGGTAATTGGTATGAGAATCGGCCAATGGAAAAAGAGGCCAACAACGCACTAGAATATGTTTATAGAAATGGAGTCTTTAATGCTACCTGATGAAATGGAAGCCGAAAAGAATAGGAAGATCATTGTATCCCAGGCAGAGACTATTGAAATTTTAAAACGGAATGTTCGGGATTTACAAGAACAATTAAACAATGCTCATATTCGAATTAGAGAATTAACGGAGAGTAAATTATAATGAGTGAATATAAACATTTAGTTGATGAATTTCTTAAAAAAGGTGGGGAAATTAAAAAGGGTAAACCTATGAAACGAACTAAAGGTATCAGTGTTCAAAAAATGCAACTGGATGCTGAG